CGGCAACGTCTAATGGATTGTTGTTGACATCACGAATATCGTCTTGGATGTCAAAGAACTCACCCTGACCAAAGATAGCTTCCATGATCTCGGCATGGCGTGTTTCTACGGCTTGTTGGGTAGCGGGAGTGACGATTCTTGAGCGTTCAGATTCACGAGTTTTGTCTTGGATGTCCCATTCACCATTGAAGATGCGCTCATACTCCAGCCAATCAGATAGGTGGTTAGTATCACGGTAGTCCCTCCAGCGGTCACAATGGTTAACTACAAAAGAGACTAACTCTTTGTCTGAATCTGTCGGCTCTTGGAATTCCATAATAGTCCTTTACCTACCTTGAGAGGGAGGTTGTTGATTTTGTACTCTTTGTGCTTGTTCTAATAAAAGCATTAGAGATGTTGCAATTGTAGGATCAATATGTTCTGGAGCAAATCTTTGTGATCCAGTGTTGGCAAATGCGGCATTTTGCAGTCCAAAAGCTAATCCTTCGGTGCTTGTTGACCTATAGCCCTCGCCTTGTTTTGCAAAATCAGGAGCAACACTTTTTAACCAATTAGAAATTTCTGGCTTACTAGAACCAATAATTTTCTGAAAATTGTTCATAAATTGTGTTTCAAGATCACTTTTATCCCGTTTTGCTTTAACTTCGTAATATTGCTTAATCAATTGTCTTTCAGCAGCATGAGTCATTTCATGGGTAACTGTAGGCACAACTGTACTTGGGTCTTGGTATTCAGAAAATCTATTTACCTTTAGAATTCCTCTATCTGGAACTTTCCCAGAACTAAAAAGACCTGGCGTTACAAAAGAACCTAGAGTGTTGTCTCCCAGAAACTCTCTTTGCATTTGGGGCATTGATCTACGGCTCATCAAGTAGTTTGCAAGCGTCTGATACTCTGGGTTATCAGAAGCCTTTTGCAAAATCTTTGTTAAAGCCGCATCCATTTCATACCCCACTTACTATATCCACGGGCTGCCACTCGTCTTCTTCGTCTTCTTGGAAATAAGAAGTTACAGCCAATTGATCTATATAACTAAGCGCATCAGGAAGGTCATCGTGTACCCCCTGTGCGGGAAACATTAGAAGTTGGTCAACAAAATCATCCCAATTCTCTTCCGAATTAAGCGTGATTCTGCCATGTTCAAACCTTCCTTGCAATGCCCAGATAATTCTATCTGCTTTTTTACGATTACCATGCGTTAAATCAATAATATGGGCGTAGATGTTACTTTTCCTCATTAAGTCGCTCAAATAAGGCAAAACAGCGTTCTTTAGCGCACCCTTCTCAATCCCAATACTCAAAGGCTTGTAGTCCCTAATAGCCATTAGGATGTTCACAGCAGTCGTCCTAATATCCCATCTTCCGTGGAGAATCTTCTCAACAAACCACTTCCCATCCTCTGTTACGTACACTATACAAATAGCGGACTCATCCAGACGCTTCTTGGCATTACCCGCTTGTTTGGCAACTTCTTCAAATCCCGCTAGGTCAACAGAGATGTAATAAGACCCTCTGTCAGGTTTGACTCCTTTTTTAATCCACTCTTCTTTAAAAACGTCACTTCCCGCATTGGAGAACGATGCCATGTACTCTTGTTTGAAAGCAAAGGTACTCAGGGTCTTCTTAGCACTTTCTATCTCTGTAGGGTCGATTAAGGGGTTATCTTGGGTTGTAAAGTGCCAAGACTTCCAATCTGGATCAGTGCCTTCTTCTCCGAGCTTAAAGGTATCGTAGAACCAGTTTCTACCCTTTGGAGTACCGATGAACAAGGCTCTACCCTTCTTGTCTGACAAAGAAGCCCGTATAACTTGTTCCCAAGCCTCTGGTTTAATATCTGCTACCTCGTCCAGTACCGCATACGTTAAAGACACACCACGAAGGGTATCGGGTCTGTCAGCACCACGAACGTAGATTCTTGCTCCGTTTATCAGGGTAATGTCTAGGTTGTTTACGTGGCTATTCGTGATGATGTCCCTACCAAGGTCTAACAGTAAGTCCCACACAATCTGTCTAGACTGCCCCATTGTTGGAGATACATAAAGTACAGCAGACCCCTGTGGACACTTCAAACCCTCGATTAAGAGCGTTACAGCAGCCATCCTAGACTTACCACACCTTCGACCAGCCGCAACAACCTTAAACCTTGTTTTATCAGCAAACACCTCTTGTTGCCAAGGTAGTAGAGAAAAATTTAAATCAGCCATACTTTGCCTCTACATCAGTCGGTTCATCAGCATTGATTACTGTCGGCTCTCCACCTATACCAGTAATAGAGATAGTAACAGCACTCCTTTGACTCTTATCCTTCTCAAACATACTCACTGGTAATGTCCTATCAATACACATCTTCAATGCCGCCATTTGACCAGGGTGCTCATCATTCAATGCTATCTCTATCACCTTCTGAGCAACATCCTTACCTCCGGAACGTATCATTAGTTCCTTAAGTTCCTTTAGACGTTGATGGTCAGTCTTAGGCAATACAGCAGGAGGGTTATCAGCAAACCTCTGTATCGTCATCTTAATACTTCCCTTTGGTCTTCCTCGTCCTCTTTTTAACGTTTCCATTTTGTCCTTTCTGGAATGGTCAATTTCACTTTTTTTGAGGGGAGGAGGTTACACAAATTCTCTACACCCCACCCTACCCCCTCCCCCCCCTACATCTACCTAGGGTTTACCCTCATGGGTTTCCTTACAGTACTGTATAGATAGACAGTCATAGGGTTTACCCTTAGTTGGTCTAGATGCGAATGATTCTTATTTGCGTTTAGTTGTGCATGGGACATGGCGGGTACTTTTTAGGGGTACTTGAATTCTAGGTTTAGCATTGTCTTATCCCTTTATGTAGTCTCTTACCTTATCTACTGATTGACATGGTTAGGGCTATCACTTTTCTTTCCGCCTAGGTTAGTTACTAACCCTATTGTCTCTAGGGGGCTATCCGTTCTATATCCGATACCATGCAAATGTTGATATAGGCTCAATAGGTTTTCGAAACCTTGTGAAATATTCCCTTGTCCAGCACTCAAAAGTATTTGCAGCTTAGGGTTATCCAGCTTTCGCCTGAATTGCACTGTATCTACCTTAGGCGGCCTTGCCATGATCTAACCCTAAAAGAAATAAATTAAAATAATTCTATCATCTAAGGGTAAACACCTATGGTTTTTTTCTTTTTTAACCCGATAATTAGTTCACTTTCACAATGAAAGTATCAACTACTAAGGGCTTTAATATGAAAATCACTGAGCAAAAAAACGGCAATTACACAACTTTTGAGCGTATTTCTTACAATGGTTATTACATTGTCAAATTGTACAAACGGGGTGAATTGGCCGATAAGATCATGACCGATACTTATCGAGCTGCAAGGGATTATTTGCGTTCTTTTAACCTTATCGCTAAAAACGGATAAGGGGCAAACCATGAAAAACGGGTTACTTGATTACATTGTTGCAATAGTTTTAGGTTTGTCATTGTGTGCGGGTTTACTTGCATACTTTGACATTTTAGTAAAATAGTTCACATTTTTTTAAAGGGCGTTACATCATGGATAAAATCACACAATCAATAGAGTCACTCAATAGAGCCAAAAACGGGGATTCGTTAGCCAACTATCAGGCAATCATGCAAGGGTTTGCCGATAAGGGAATTCCAGCGAATGACATTATCCCTAGGGAAAACGTGTTCACCTACAATGCCTGGTTAGCCCTTAATAGACAAGTAAGAAAAGGGGAAAAGGGCGTTAAAGTTGTCACATGGATTCCAGCAAAGGACAAAAACAGTGAAAGTTCTTTCATGCTTTGCAGAAGATCTACTGTTTTCCATATCTCACAAACTGACCCAATACAGTAAGGGTTTGTCCCTATTGCCTAGGGGTTTTGTGCCCCTAGAATTCTAATTTTCAACTGATAGGCTTTCACAATGCTAACTCTACACACATCAAGCAATTACGCAGCATATCTGGCCAACAGTGCTGGAATCATTGTCGAATCAACCCGCAAAGCTGGGGGCGTTAACATGAAACCCGATCACCCACAATTTGCAGAATATTTAGACGCTTTTCGGTCAACTATTGATCTACATGAGGCCGATCTACTTTGCAAAGCCCTTTTATCCTGATTTCAGACTGCAAAGCCTCTTTTTAGGGGTTTTGTGGCCTGCAATTCGCTTTGTGGGACTTTTTTAACTTATCAATAGGTGTTATATGGCAATGACAAAACGTGAAAAGCAGCGCATTACAG